GAGACTGTCATGAGATGTGTGGAATCTCTGATGAGTATACTGTGTCGCATGAGACTGATTGTGATGAGAGTGAGAATTATGAGACTCACCCTACTTTCTTATGAGACTTATTTGTATTATTATTACTTTTAATAAATTTTGATTTACGATTATAATTAATTGTACTTGGTAATACAGTGTAATTAATATCTTTACAAGTCTCTTCTAAGTGCGTAATCGAATTACTTAACTGTCTATAATACTCCGTTGAATGTTTATAAAATTTAAAACGTTGATGATTCATAATACTAACCTACTTGTAATTGTAATTGATTTGTATAATTAACACCGTTAACTGATAATCCTAGTAATTGTAATGCAACTAAATCTTTATCGTTAACTGTTAACTTACCAGTTAGAGTCTTGATTGCGTCAGCTTGGACTGGATCTACGATGTAGTGTCTCACAGTTCCGAAGGCTGTCTTACTGTTGGTCTTGATGTTTGTCATTTGTTTCTCCTTATCTCTTATATACTTATTATAACCGACTCAACTGAGATTAACACGAGATTTGAGCAGTACAACACATCCCATTTGAGTCGCACATGATTGTGAGTCTTAGTCTAATACTGATTGATACTGGACTAAGACTGAGATGCCTACAGATAGCGACTCATTAGTCCAGTCTCACAGTGCGTCCATGTTGCGTATGAGTGTGAACGGTGTACCGCACTTGACGAGTCTTAGTCTAGGTCTACCGTAGACTCCATCCTTGTTGCGGTGTGTCTCACGAGTTCCGTGTGACGCAATGAGACAGGACTGCTATATAGAATTGAGACCCCCTTGGGGAAACTGCGACCGTGACTGCACGTATAATAGGCTTCAGAAATTTACGTCATTTTTCAAGGCGGTCCATCTGTCGGTGATAATCATCTATTGCACTGTCTAGTTCAGTATTAATCTTAATATGAATGTACTCCTGCTCTAAGTAAACTAAGAAGCCTAATATAAGCCAGTTTACATAAGGAATTGGAGTTCTTACCTTTTTATATAGCTGTTTAAAGTCTTGTAAGTGTAAATGCTTCATTTTTTATCTAATAAAGACTCTAAGTACTGTTTCTTGAGCTGTAATTGCTGTTCTTTGTGGTTTAAGAGAGGCCACTTGTTTATGCCTAAGTTATGCTTTATCTTACTCCATCTATCCAGTAATACACGCTCTATAGCTGCGAATATTTTCATGGTTTTAAAGTTAGTGGAGGTCTATTAGGAATATCCAATCATAGGATATTAGGTTACAGAGGAAGAGTCCACCCTTCTCCTCCCCTGTATAAGTGCGTGATCGCTCAACGCCAGTTATAAACTGAGTTTCCAGTTTCATTACCTTTAGCTTCTTGTCGTTGTTCACGGTTCAGACCTAATACAATATGATTAGCTGAACTCTGAGGATCATCTAAGAAGTCTGCTAATATATCATTAAATTCTTGTTGTCTTCTATCTTTTATTTGATCTTGTGCACTAATGTGTAGAGCATCTATAAAGTATTTTACTCCCTGTGCTAGGCAGTCTAATCTGTCATCATGTTTAACAGCTCCTTTTTGTCTACACATACGGCTCATTTGGTAAAAGAGCATATAGAGGAGCCTACTTTCAGGTGCACTGTCTTTGTTGGAGGAATAGTCCCAATCAATGACACTGCGATCAATAACAAGGCGGTGTTGGTTAAGCACAGGCTCAAGACTATCAATGATCCTGTCCTCTTTTCTGACATTTGCCCTAACCTCTTCAATATATATGTTCTGTTTCGTTTGAATAAGGTGTTTTTTAAATAATTCACTTACAATTCCATCTCCGAAGTTTGTTTCAATAACCAGCGATGTAACTCCATACTTTTTGCATCCCTTAAGGATGTCAAGCAAGGTATTATCGCTGTACCCATCTCTGTATGCACGCACCTCATGCAAATAGATGATTCCGTTCTTTTGGGATAGATAACAAGCCGCTGTCTCGTCTGTTCCTCTTCCCGAAGGATCAACGCTGCATATGGTCTCGTTATATTCACTCCACTCTCCTTGCATTTGCATAGGTGAATAGAAATAGTCTCCCGGGAGTCCCACTGTTGGGGCATCTTTGATAACATTGGCTGGATCTGAGCACCATATAATATCTTCGGGTGCATTACTAGGATTAACGCTAGTAACGATGAGATCAGCCATCTTAAGTGGGAATTTCTCTGCATCTGATAAGCTTGTGTCTAGTTGGAACTGCAACATGTAGTTTGACCGCCCCATAGAAGCCTCTCTTTCGAGTAAGTCTTCATTTGTAAAGCGATCATCTGTAGGAGCCCATTCTTCGACCCCACTATCCATATCTGCCTGTAAATCAGGTGCTAAAAGACCTTCGTATTGGGTAATGTTTTTACCTCTTGGGTATCTGGCGGGCCAAACCAAGGGACGATACGAACGCTCTGCCAACTTACGATAAATAGTAAAAGTAGTCTGAGGAGTCCCGAGATACATAATACGGCTATCACTTTTGGGTGTAAGGATAGATTCCGCTTCCGTACAGAGTTGTAAAAGCTTTTCACGCATCAACTCCGTCATACTGTTTCCCGGTACTTCCACGTCGTCTAAAATCATCAAGTCTGCCCTGCTTCCAGTAAGCTGCCCTGTAATACCCACACTCTTCACCGAAGGTGCTTGGTGAGGTGAGCAGTTGACGTCGAAGCTGATTCGTGACCATCTTGAGTCGTCTGATTTTGGTCTTAAGAAATTTAACCATGGTGTCTCTATAATAAGTTTCTGTAAAAAGATAGACATGTTATCTGCACGTTCTTTAGACGCAGAGATAATCATGATCTTTCTTTCGGGGTCATTAAATAAAGTCCATAAAACAAAAGCACCAGTAATCCAGCTCTTACCAACGCCCCGAAACGCCTGTATTTGTAGTCGCTTGGGACCAGTCTGCAAGTAATCTGCAATCGCATATTGAGCCCTCGTAGGGGGTGGAAGATGTAATTCATGCCATAATGCTTGCAAGAACAACTTAAAGTCTTGCTGTAATAAAGTTAGATTATTCATTTACTCCCGGTATTGTTTGTTGAGGATCACTTTCCGCTTTCATTTCTTGTTCTATAAGTTTATCTAAGTATCTGCTAAAGAATTTAGACTTACGAACAGTTTTTAATGCTTTCTTTCTCTTTTCAAGTTCAGCCTCTTCTATTCCTCCAAGATCATCTTCTCTATACTGAGGTATAGTTTGGTATCTTTCAAGTTCTAGTTCAATTTCTGCAAGTTCTTTTATTTTATTTATTTTGTCTTGCTCTACAGCTATGATGTCTTCAATAGTAGTACGTAGCTGTGTAGGAGAATACTTTAATTCTGGGTCAACAATAACAGTCATAAGCTCACTTACTATTTCTTCTGGTAAAATGTCAACTTTGTGTTCTGCTTTAAATATACTTCTTGCAGTTTCAAGTACCGCATCACCACGATCTACAACATCAAAGTAATCTTTTGCTACTTCCATGTGTAGTTCAGCTTGTTCTGGTCCTAAATGACTTTCTTTCATTATCTGGTTGCGAGTTTTACCAGTATCTCTGTGTAAACCTCCCCAGTATTTCATATTTCTTTTTGTTCCTTTTAAACTTAAGCCATGTAAGTCATTAAAAAAGTTAGTCTTTACCCTATGAGTTTCTGGGTCAATAAGATCTAAGTTTGCTTCAGCATCCCCAGCTGTATATCCTCTACGTAAACCATACTCTGTAAGTTGAGTCCACATAGAATCTCCGGGTGCTGTATTTTGTAACAAGCCTAAAGACTGTACTAGAGTCAATCTATGATCTAAGTCGAGTTGTTTTTCTGGAAAACCTAGACGTGATATGTCTGCACCATATATTTCTTTAAATTCTTGTAGCAGTTCTGATCTATAGTTAATAAACGATGTTTGTCTATTTTGATACGTGGTATTTCTTTTAACTCTAGATAATGGTAAACCTTTTTCTGGCACTGTAGCCCAGTCACCGGCTATAAGCCTACGATAAGCTGGAACAAAAGTCTTGCTAGTTAATAATTTTTCGTAGTCTAACCTTCCATTACTTAGTATATTGTTATCTATACCACGTTTAATCATAGTACGCTTAGTTAACGGGTCAATCGGTTTTATATTTAACTGTTGCTGTCCTGTTGGTATATATGTTACTTCACTTTTAAGCTTACCAAAGTTTGGATCAGCTTGGTCTGTAACATAACTATCAGGGTTAGTAATCTCATAGTATCTAGCTGCGTCTAGTGGGTTTTCTGGTTTACTACCTCCAGCCGTAACATCCATTATAAGATCTCCTTTCATAATCTTTAATGGTCCAGTAATGCCAGATCTGTCTATATCTGTACTAATCCTTTTTTTCAGGTTAGCTAGAAAATTTTTTGACGGTACTATGTTACCTACAGGATCTGCCATTGGAGCAGTTTCCACTGTGTCAGCTTTTACATCCACAGTTCTTTTGTTAACTGGTTTAAATCTTTCTGGTGTTTGTATCTTAGGTACTTTTTTTATAAGACCTTTACCATAAAATAGTGCTTTTAGTCCGTCACTTACAGCTCTTTCGTCTATATTAGTAACGTCACTTACAGCTTCTATTGTTTTAGTAACTGGTGTCATGGCTGCACCTACGGAATTGTTTAAAAGATCAACAACTTTTTGTAGGTTTTTAGATACTCCACCAGCTTTTCCTTCTCGTATAGCTTGATCTACAGTTGCTTTCTTTTCGCCAGATAAGTCAAAAAACTTACCTATAGCAGAATCTTCTATAGAGTCATACAAACCACCAAACAGTTTTTGTTCTTCTTCATTCATCTTATATGTGATAGAATAGTTTGTTCTCGTTCAGTTACGCCGAATGTCGACCTCATCCAGTCCAGCCAGTTTTTACTACCTTTTTCCTGATTGCATCTTCTACACGACGGTACAACATTTGTTGCCACATCTTCTCCGCCCCTACATTT